ATTTACAAGTAATGGGGCTATTCAAGAAAAAAGACGGCACAAAGAAGAACTTCTTCGACACAACCGCTGGCAAGCTAGTCAAAAAGGCTGATGAAATGTTTTTGGGGGGCATAGCCACGACTTTAATTGAAAAAGGTGTGAACCCTTCAAGCGTTGTCGAAACTGCAATGACGGCTATTGAAAAGCACGCTGAAGGCGGTGACATTGAAGCGGTTCACCTCAGTGAAGAATTTCGCAAACATGAATTGACAATTCAGCGTGACTTGTACGAACTTGAAGTTCAGAATATACAAGGAGCAAGAAACCGTGAAATTGATCTTGTGAAGCTAGGTAAATTTGATTTCATGTTTTACCTTTCAGGGGTCACGGGGCTTGCGGCGTTCGGCTTCATGATTTACGTCTTGGTTTTCGTTGATTTGAAACCAGGAAATAAAGAATTGTTTGTTCATCTTTTGGGTATGATTGAAGGGGTTGCCCTCAGTATTTTCGCTTATTACTTCGGTAGTTCAAAAGGATCACAAGAAAAGCAAAAGACAATCGACAAAATGAAGCACTAAGACGGTCTTGAATGATCCTTCACAGCTTCGTTTCTCGAAGTTCGCCCCTTCCGATTTGTTTCGGTTGGGGTTTTTTTGTAGCTTGCCGCCGCTTTAATGGTTATCTTGTTTTGTTAGTTTTAGCCCTTCACGATTGGAGGGCTTTTTTTTATGCCTTGTATTTTGTAACATTGTGCAACGGCTTGCCGTATAAGTAAGTATTGCGAATTAGCTCAGTTGGTGAGAGCGTTGGATTCATAACCCAAAGGTCACAGGTTCAATTCCTGTATTCGCGACAAAAAGAAAATTATGGCATTCACTAAAATAAGACCCAAAGAAGAATATAATCGCAAGGACGTGTTCATTCGTCACAAAGACGTTGATCTTCTGAAGATGGTCGCCGAAAGCGAAGAAAAAAGTTTTGCGGCGTTCCTTCATGACTTAGTAGCGGCGAAGGCTGAACAGGTGAGAAAAAACAAGAAATTTGTCAAGAAAATGACCGAAGAACATGGCGAAAGGATTGGGCGCGCTACCAAAGGCTGATAAAATAGCCGACAAGATTCTTCGAAAGGTGTATCATGTTCTTTGCGGTGCTGAGTTGCAATACATTGAATTTGATTCTTCCAGCAAAAAAGACCCTGAACACACTATCAAAGCGAAGTCAGAAATGGAAGGCTACACCGTAGAAATCGAAGTCAGGATAAAAAAAGATTGATTAATTTCAATTATTTCACTATTATTGAAACATAACGAGCCGTGAAGCCGTTACATAATTATAACTAAACAAGAAACCATGAAATTCACAAACAAGAACCTAGACATTGAAATCAGAACTGAAGTATCAAATGTTAGATTTGATGAATTTGGCGTAATCTCAAAAGATGAACACGTTGAAATAGTGTTCAACTTCTATGACGTTGATATTCAGATAAGCATACCATTCACGCGCCTTGAACCTTGGCTGGTTGCCAATGTCGAAGAATGTGGTGTTGCTGCGCTTAGTGCTTCAGAATTGAACCCTGAAAGATTTGAAGAAGCTTATATTTCGCCGCTTGACTATCTCGAATATGTGAACGATGACATTGAACAAGCCTTATTTGTATTGAACACCTTTTTGCTGCACGAGCCATGCGTGTAGTAAATAAAAATGTTGAATACTCGATTGACGTGCTTGACAAGAACATTGTGCCTGAATTGAGTGTTCATATTTATTCACAAGCCGACCTCCTTGGCATTGTCTTCATTCCAATTCCAACAGTCATGCACCTAGTCAACACCGCGCCGATCTTGGCAAGCGTAGCGAAAGCGATGAACGGGCGACCTATTGACGAACTAGAAATGAATCTTGAACCGAATCAAATCAAATTCATAATTGAAAACTTTGAAATCTAAAACTATGAGCATTATTGAAAAATTAGCCGCGATCCAAAGCGAACTGAAAGCACCGAAGTCACAATTCAACAGCTTCGGCAAATACAAATACAGAAATTGTGAAGACATTCTTGAAGCGCTGAAGCCTTTGTTGGCGCGTCACAAGTGCGTGGTGCTATTATCGGACAAGGTGAATGCAATCGGGTCACGTTTCTACATTGAAGCAACAGCGACCTTGCAAGACGCAAAAGAAAGCATAAGCGTCACGGCAAGCGCACGTGAAGAAGAAGTGAAGAAAGGCATGGATTCGGCTCAAATTTCGGGCGCGTGTTCCAGCTACTCACGAAAGTACAGTTTGAGTGGGCTGTTTTGCATAGATGACAACCGTGACGCTGACAGTGAAAAGCCAGTGAGTGAAGGCGAAAAGAAAAAGCTGAATGAAGACGCTGTGAAGGCTAAAATCAAATCATGCGCCGACCGTCCAACACTCGAAAAAATGTGGATTGAAATGTCGCAAGCTTTAAAAACAAGCCCTGACATCAAGAAAGCCTTTGTCATTCGAGGGTCAGAACTTGATGAATCTAGCAAGTCAATAGAAGACAAGAACACCGCCGCTGAGAAAGCAAACGTCAGCAAGCACATAGAGCAGGCGAAAACCCTCGAAGACCTGGAAGAAGTGAAAGACTTCGTGAAAGCCTTCGACCTTGTTCAGGTGTATGATAAAAAGAAAAGTGAAATAAAATAGAACCTTTTACACGGCTTGCCGTTATAATAAGCAACTAAACAAAAACAAGATGAAAAATATACTATTTAGATGTTCACAATTAGGCGACCTTATGAGCAACGCACGAAGCAAGACCGAAGTGCTAGGTTTAACCGCCAAGAAAGTAGTCAGAAAACAATGGCTGAAAGATGTTTATGGTTATCAAGAAGTACTGACAACCGCGCCAATCCTGAAGGGCTTGCGAATGGAGGGCGAAAGCTGTGACTAATCAAGCAAGTGTTGGGTGGCGAATTTCGGAAAAAGTATGATGACACAACCGCTTTGACGAATGACTTCATAAGCGGTCACCCTGACATTGTTCTTCAAAAAGAAAGCGTTGTCGAAGACATCAAAAACCCTTACACGCTGGCGACCTATCTTGAAGCTGACGTTTCAAAGGCTTATGAATACCAGGGATTAGGCTATTTGGATTTGACAGGCAAGGACACATTTCGACTGATTTACACCTTGAATCCGTGCAGTGAAGAAGACATTCACAACCAATTGATTCGTCACGGGTACGCACTAGGAAACGACACCAGCGAAGACTTTCAAATGATCGAAACCCAGCTACGTCACAACAATGACCTAATCACCAACATCTTGAAGCCTGAAGAGCGCGTGAAGGTGTTCACCATTGAACGCGATGACGACAAGATTCAAGCAATACATGACCGCGTTGAAGAAGCGCGTGAATATTATCACACTTTGAAATTGTAATTATGAGCCACTTGAACAAAACTATTGAACTGTATGAAAACGCTATTAATCAAATCATTCGAGAAATTGAAGACACCCAGCACACCAACATGTGCGCAATTAGAAAAAAATGCAGGCTTGTTTTCCTTCGGGCATTGCTCAAAAGTCACAGCACTAAAAAAGGTGAATTGTGTTACCTTGCGGAGTAAGCAAGACAGGGCTATCTATTACCAGTTGCAAGACGAGAAGCCTATACTTATTAAGATCACGGTAGGCGAGGCAATGAGGCTGCAAAAGAAGATTAGAAACTATTATCCAGCGCTAAGAAAGATGGTCATTAGTGAATACATGGGATGGACTTGCAGAGATTACCGATGTGATAAGAAGTGTGAGGCGATAGCTAGATTCAAATGTGAACAGTACTTAAATTTAAACGATAAAGAATAATGAAGAACATTAAATACGTACTACTACACCATAGGGCAACACTGTTGCTACTTAAACAAGCCGACCTAGTAAGCGAAGGATTTATTGAACAAATGGAACACACGCTTGCTGAGGCACTCAAAGAAATTGATGAACAAAATTATTAAATTTGAATTATGAAAGGATTAAACAGAATACAAATATTAGGCAATTTAGGGCGTGACCCTGAAGCTAAAAAAGTAGGTGATTCAACCGTTGTGAACTTTTCCGTGGCAATTAATGAAAGCTACAAGGACAAGCAAGGCAACAAGGTGGAAAAAACCGAATGGTGCAACGTGGTTGTGTGGGGCAAGCTTGCCGAAATCGCTGAGAAATACCTTAAAAAAGGTTCTTCGGTGCTTGTCGAAGGCAAGATTCAAACGCGAAGCTGGGAAAAGGACGGCGAAAAACGATATTCAACCGAAATCAACGCGAACAACTTCATCATGCTTGGGGGCAATGATAAGCAACCCAGCAATGAAGACCCTGGTGATTTGCCTTTTTGATTACCGATAAAAGTAGTATATTAGGGCATCATTTAGAATTGCCCTAGAAAATCAACGTCGCACAATTGTTGATTTCCCGAATTAAAACCTTTTAGCTGATAGGCGTGCGACCCTTGACGCTGAAAGGTTTTTTAATTTAACACTATGGCGAAAAGATTCATCGAAACAGACCTATTTCAAGACCCTTTTGTTAGGGGCTTGCAAGCCCCTTCAAAGCTTCTATGGGTATACCTATTTCTAAACTGTGACAACGCTGGAACGTGGACGGTTGAACTTGATGTTGCTTGTTTGCGAATAGGTGCGCAGGTGACCGAAGCCGAAGCCCTCGAAGCCTTCCAA